ACTCGTGGGGCAAGTTCTAGAACCTGGTGGATTTATTTCCACATTGGCTAGTGCGGCCGCATCACTGACTGTCAGTGCGTCTGGTCGTGAAATAACCTGACGATTTACAAGGTGGCCAGATGCGTGTTAGTATCTGGCCACCTGTGGTGCTAGACGTCACAGTAGCTGAGCCTAACGAGCAGCCAGCAGCTCATACCACCCTGAAAAGGAGAGTTTGAATGCTGGCTGAAGCCAAATCCCACAATATTGTGGATCCTGCTAAGATCGAGCAGGTTGAATCACACCTTCTGGACCTGCCTCAAGTCGAGTGCCCAGTAGTCCACCACTTTGGCCCGGGTATCTACATCCGCGAAGTCACCCTGCCTGCCGGCACACTTGCCATCGGTCACGCGCAGCGGTTCGAGCACCTCAACATCATGCTGACAGGTGCAGTTGCCATGGTTGGTGACGATGGTCAGACGAAAGTCCTGCGTGCCCCAATGATCTTTGTGGGTAAGCCTGGGCGCAAACTTGGCTACGTTCTTGAGACCTGCATTTGGCAGAACGTCTACGCCACTGATGAGCGAGACATCGACAAGCTCGAATCGATGTTCCTCGACAAGAGCTCCACATGGCAAGCCCACGCTGAGGCCAGCAACCAGCTCGAGACCTACCACCGTCGTGAAGACCGTGAAGACTTCGACTTGGTTGTCAAACTGTCCGGCTTCGCCCATAAGACAGTCCGCGCCCAGTCAGAAAATCCACACGACCAAATCCCAATGCCAGAGGGCTTTGCACCGAAGTTCACCGTGCGTGACTCAGCCATTGAGGGCAAGGGCGTCTTCCTCAGTACTCCTGTCGAGGCCGACGAGGTCATCGCACCTGCGCGCATCGATGGTTTTCGTACTCCGGCAGGTCGCTACACCAACCACGCTAAGAACCCGAATGCGAAGTTCATCAAGGACCAAGACGGCAACATCTGGCTTGTGGCGCTACGGCGCATCGCCGGTTGCTCAGGTGGCAACCAAGGTGAGGAGGTCACAGTTGACTACCGCCAAGCTCTCGCCCTTTCAGGAATCAATTTAATCGAAGGAGAATCCCAATGAGCGGAATCGCAACGGCCGTTGTAGCCGGATCGGTCATCACAGGTGTGTTGGCTAGTGACGCACAGTCTGAAGCAGCTTCGACAGCTGCAGGTGCACAAACAGCTGCCAGCGAGGCCTCAATTGCTGAGCAGCGCCGCCAGTTTGATGCGGTTCAGAAACTTCTCGCCCCGTACGTTGGAGCCGGAGAGGGTGCTATTGAAGGTCAGCAAGGTCTTCTCGGTCTTGCCGGTCCTGCCGCACAGCGTGAAGCAATTGCCGGCATCGAATCGTCTCCTCAGTTCCAATCAATGATGCGCCAGGGTGAAAATGCCATCCTGCAAAATGCCTCGGCAACTGGCGGTCTCCGTGGCGGCAACGTGCAGGCCACTCTGGCTCAGTTCCGCCCTCAACTGTTGAGCCAGTTGATTGAGTCGCAGTTCAGCAAACTTGGCACCATTTCAGGTTTGGGCCAAGCTTCGGCAGCAGGTCAGGCAGCTGCGGCCCAACAGACTGGAGCCAATATCGGCAACGCACTGACCCAGCAAGGTCAGGCGGCGGCCGGCGCAGCTCTGGCCCAAGGCCAGGCTCAAGCCCAGATGTGGGGCAACATTGGTGGTACCATCGGCAATGTCGCCACGCTTAAAGCTCTGAAGGTATTCTAATCATGGCACAACCATTCAACTACATGCTCAACGTACCCGACCCGACCCAGTCGGTCATGGGTGGTGTTCAGAACGCACTCAACATCTCTAACATGATGTCTCAGCGCAATCTGGCCGAGCAGAAGGCTCTCGACCTACAAAAAGCCCGAGAAGCTCAGGCGCAGATGGAGGCAGATCTTGGCATCTTGTCAAAGAACCCGACTCCGTCAGCTTTGGCCAGCATAATGGTCAAGTACCCAAGCCTGAGCGAAAACTTCAAGAGGACCTATGACGTGCTTAGCACCGAGCAGAAGGACTCGCGTTTGGGTCAAGCTACGCAGGTCTACGCCGCACTCCAATCAGACAAACCTGAGATTGCCCAACAGTTGCTGACTGAGCAGGCCGCGGCCTACCGCAACTCAGGTCAGGAGCGTGAGGCCAAGACACTTGAAGACCTGGGTGTCCTGATCAAGACCAGCCCTGAAACGGCCAAGACTTCAACCGGTCTCTTTCTGGCTTCGGCCATGGGACCTGACAAATTCACTGAGACATTCACTAAGCTTCAGGGCGAGCAGCGTGAGGCCGAGTTGCAGCCATCGAAATTGACTGAATCTCAAGCCAAGGCGCAAAAAGCCGCGGTCGAAGCCAAATTTGCTGAGTCCGGCGCCGTACTTGACCTGCAGAAGAAAGGCTGGGACATCACCAAGATCCAAGAGGACATCAAGATCGCCAAGCAGAACGCGTCGATCGCTGCCCTCAATGCTCAGATTGCTCGCGAGGGCAACCAGATCAAGCGCGAAGAGAACCAACTCAAGCTTCAGGAGATGGTCCAGAAACGCGACGATGCCGTACGAACCAAAGCCGCTGATCTTGAAGCAGCCCGTAGTCAGATGGACAACATGCTCAACACTGCTGACCGCATTTTGAAGACGCCGGTTGGAGTGATTGGTTCAGCTGCCGGCCCTGTCTCGTCACGTATGCCCACGCTCAGTCAGGACACGGCCGACTTTGAAGCTTTGGTGGAGACACTTGGTTCACAGGCCTTCATGGCCCAGATTCCGAACATCAAGGGCATGGGCGCGCTGTCTAATGCCGAAGGCGACAAGCTCCAAGCAGCCTTACAGAACTTCAGTCTGAAACAGTCGCCTGAACGTCTACTTGAGAACGTGCGTGAAGCTCAGCGTCTGGTCATGAAGGCCCGTAAGAACATGACCGCACGTGCCGGCCTGCCTGAAACCATCCCTGACACGCCGGCCGTGAGCACGTCAGGCGGTGACATCGACGCGCTTGTGAAGAAGTACACCCAAGGAGCCCGCTGATGGCAACACTCCAAGAACTCGAGTTGGCCCTGGTCAACGCCGACAAGGCGGGCGACCTCGACGCCGCTCGGCGCTTGGCGGCCGTACTTGTGCAGGCACGCCAAAATGTCAAAAACCAAATCCCAGATTCGACAGTGCCTGGGACGACGCCTGAGTACGTTGAACCGTCACTTGGCGAGAAGATCGTCGGCACTGGTGAGGCCGCGCTGACGCTTGCCACTGGCGCAACCGGCGGCACAGCGGGCATGATTGGTGGCACGTTGAAAGGACTGGCTGGGCAGATCTTGTCTGGTCAGTTTGGTAGTCAAGAGGCGGCCAATCTGGTTCAAAAGTCGGCTATGCAGGGAGCTCAGGCGTTGACCTACGCGCCTCGCACGCAATCTGGCCAGGAGCAAGTACAAGCTGTCGGCGAAGTGCTCCAGAATGTCCCTCCTGTCATCCCAGTCGTCGGTCCGATTGGAGCGGTTGCTACCAGTACCAAGATGGCCGCTCCGGCAGTTGCTGCCACAGCCGGCCGAGTTGCCGCACCTGTTGTTGCCGCAACCAAGCGTGCCGGTCAGGCGGTCGCCAAAGTCACTGAGCCGATTCTTGAGATGGTGCCAGGTGCCACCAAGAAGCCAACGCCTGGCACCGGCGCATCAGGAGGTGCGGCAGCTGTTGACATGGCCACGCTTCGTCAAGCCAAAGCTGAAGAACTGCCTGTGCCCATCAAATTGACTGAAGGACAGAAGACTCGCCAGTTCGAGCAGCAACGATTCGAGCGTGAGACGGCCAAGTTGCCTGAGGTCGGAGCGCCCATTCGTGAGCGCTTTGCCACTCAGAACAAGCAACTCCAGCAGAACTTAGAGAGCTTCATTGACATGACCGGTGCTGAAGCACCTGACCTGCGCTCCATCGGGTTGACCGTAGATAGAGCATTGCGTGACCGTGCCGCCCGCGACAAAACCCGTATCCGCACCCTGTACAAGGAAGCTGAGAAGGCTGGCGAGATGGAGGCGCCGGTCAAACTTGATTCTGTGGTCCAACACTTGGTTGATAACGCGCCTGAAGCTGAGGTGGCCAACGTGCTCAAAGCGACTCGCGCCAAAGCCCTGCAGCTTGGCGTGGCCACTGAGGCGCCCGACGGCACTTTGGTCGCCCAACCTGTGAGTCTGAAGACCGCTGAGCTGTTCCGTCGATCGATTGGTGGTGCCACCAATGCTGAACCGACCAACATCATGCAAGCCTCGACGATGCGTGGGTTGATCGATGCATCGACAGAAGGCCTTGGTGGCAACATGTATAAGCAAGCACGCGCTGCACGCGCTCGATTTGCCAATGACTATGAGAACATCGGCTTGGTTAAAAACCTGCTTGGTCAGAAGCGCGGGTCGAATGATCGGGCGATTGCCATGGAAGACGTGTTGCGCCGCTCAGTCATTGACCCATCGACGTCACTTGACACTGTGCGCCAAGTGCGTCGTCTGTTGCAAACTGAGGGGCCGAACGGCCAGCAGGCTTGGAAAGAACTTCAAGGTGGCACACTCAAGTTCTTGCGCGACGAGGCCACCAAAGGTGTTGGTCGTGATGAGCTAGGCAACGCAGTCTTGTCACCACAACAACTTGATCGCGTCATCACCCAACTTGACAAATCTGGGAAACTGGACTTTGTGTTTGGTAAGAAGGGCGCTGAGCAACTGCGCACCATCAACGATGTCGCCAAGGACGTGCTCACATCACCGGCAGGCGCCGTGAATACTAGTAACACAGCTGGCGTTCTTGCAGGCATGATGGATATTGCCATCAGCGGCACGGCCGGCGTTCCAGCACCCGTCATGACCAGCTTCAGACTTCTCACAAAAGGAATCAAAGATGCAAAAACACGCGCAAAAGTTCGTCAAGCACTTGGCGAGTAATTTTAACAGGAGAACCAAATGACCGCCTTGTCAATTCAACCGACCTACCCGATCTTTACGGACACCGATGGTCAGCCATTGGAGAATGGTTTCGTATGGATCGGTCAAGTCAACCTCGATCCTCAGGTCAATCCCGTCGCCGTTTTTTGGGACAAGGCTCTGACCATCCCAGCAGTCCAACCAGTCAGAACTTTAGCTGGTTACCCATCGAACTCCGGCACACCTGGTCGTCTTTACGTCAATGGTGACTACAGCATCAGAGTGATGGACAAAAAAGGCGGTGTCGTCTACAGCTCTCTGGCCCCCACAGAAAGCTACAGTGGCGCTGTCATAGGCGGCATTGACTCGTCACTCGTCGCATTTACTCCGTCAGGAACCGGTGCGGTCCCAACGACAGTCCAGGCAAAGTTGCGCGAAGGCGTATCATTTGCAGATTTTGGCTGCGTCGGTGACGGATCAGACGAAGCAGCAGAACTGCAAGCTGCTTTGACTTATGCGTCGGCCAATGACAAGGCCATCGTCGACTTCTCTGGGAAAACCTACAACTACGGCACGACGCTGAATGTTGGCGCCATCGAGATGTATGGAAATTTCACGCTAAATGGAACTAGTGGTGCGTTCACAAATATCACTGGGTCCTTGACTGAGATTGGCTACATCTCTGCGGCAGCGGCCAAAGGTGCAAACACAATCACCATGTCTTCATCAGCGGGTCTTTCTGAAGGTGACCTAGTGATTCTTTGGAACTCGGTACCCTCATCCTACTCGCCGCACCGCGCAGCGTACTACGATGGTGAGTTTGCCAGAGTTGAAAATGTATCAGGTGGCAGCGTCACCTTACAGTCTAACCTGCTGACCAGTTACGCTGGCTTGACCACTGACAGAGTATTCAAGTCCAGTGGTATCAAAGTTGTTGTTGATGGACCTTCGTTCACGGGTGACGGTGTTTTTGCTTTGCGCATCCAATATAGTGACGGAATGTTCGTCAACCCGACCGAGGTGCGTACAAGTGGCAGCCAGGCCGCGCTCATTGTCAACAGGTGCTACAACGGTCAAGTCGTAGGTGGAAAATACCGTGCACCGTATGACGGAGCAGGTGGCAACTATGGCATCTCAGTTTCCAACAGTCAGTTCGTTTACGTTCGACAAGTGGACTCGTATGGAGGTCGCCATGCTGTGACAACAGGAGGCGACGCAGAAAATGGCGCGGCTCCATGCCGATACATCTATATCGAGGATTCTGTCCTTACAAATGACCCGGCATCTGGTGTCTACAACGCCGACTTCCATGGAAACACGATTGACTCGCACTACAAAGATTGCACCATCTACGGGCGCGTCGGT